ACAGACACAACAGGCAACTATGTAGCGGCTATAAGTGGAACTACCAATGAGATTACAGTCTCAGGTTCAGGTAGTGAAGGTGCAACAGTAACTATAGGCTTGCCTGATGATGTGACTATTGCAGGCGACCTGACAGTAAACGGTACTACCACCACAGTAGATACAAGCGAGCTTCATGTTACAGACTCACTTATTAAGTTAGCGAAAGACAATACAGCCAATTCTTTAGACATAGGTTTCTATGGACAATACAGGCTATCAGGAACCAATCAATTTACAGGTTTATTCAGAGATCAAACTGACGCTAAATACAGACTATTCCATCTACTAGAAAACGAACCCACAACCGTAGTCAATACTAGCGGAACTAATTACGCAACAGCGACATTGGTGGCAGATCTAGAGGGTAGCGTAGTTGGTGATGTAGTATCAGGACAGACAGCAGAGACAAGCTTTGAATCAACAGATCTAATAGCGGTATACGACACATCTGCCAGTGCAATTAGAAAGGGAACAATCGCAAACGTGGCACTGCAAGGACCAACGGGATCTACAGGTTCAACTGGTAGCAAGGGTCAAAAAGGTCAGACAGGTGCAACAGGATCTACAGGTCCAACAGGTCCGACTGGACCTACTGGAGATGCAGGAGCTAAAGGTCAGAAAGGGGAGGTTGGTGTAACAGGAAACACAGGTCCAACAGGTCCATCAGGATCCGACGGGTCGGCAGGTGCAAAGGGACAGAAAGGTCAAACAGGCTCAACTGGTTCTACAGGTAGCACTGGTCCTACGGGTCCAACAGGTCCATCGGGCAGTAACGGATCTAACGGATCCAATGGAGATAAAGGTCAAAAAGGCGAGAAAGGTCAAAAAGGAACAACAGGAAGCACGGGAGGAACAGGACCATCAGGACCAACTGGACCTTCGGGTGACGCAGGTGGAACAGGACCTACGGGACCAACTGGACCTAGCGGATCTAATGGAAGTAACGGAAGCAAAGGACAAAAAGGCGAAAAAGGTCAGAAGGGACAAACAGGCGGCACAGGACCTACAGGACCCACAGGACCTAGTGGAAGTAATGGTAGTGATGGATCAGACGGATCTGATGGTAGCAACGGCTCTAAAGGACAAAAAGGAGAGAAGGGACAAAAGGGTACAACTGGAAATACTGGCGGCACTGGTCCTACTGGTGATACTGGACCGACTGGACCTACAGGTAGCACAGGCTCAACAGGTTCAACGGGTTCTGCGGGTGCGAAAGGACAGAAGGGACAGAAAGGGGAGGTTGGAGGTACGGGTCCAACTGGACCTACAGGACCGTCAGGAAGCAATGGTTCTAATGGCTCAAATGGTAGTAAAGGACAGAAGGGTGAGAAAGGACAGAAGGGAGTTGCAGGTAGCAATGGTGGAACTGGACCGACGGGTAGCACTGGACCAACAGGACCAACTGGACCCACAGGTGGTTTCACAACCAATTCAAATGCACAAGTCAACTCTCTAGGTGTTGGAACATCAGCTTCGGGTACTGCAGGTTTAATAACTGCTTCTAATATATCTGTAGCTGACGACATAGGACATGCAGGTGATGGCGATACATACCTAAGTTTTGAAGGCAACTCACTATTCTTCTACATGGGTGGTCATATAACTACGAAGATGGCTAACGGCTATCAAACTACACCTAAAATGCCTGCATTCAGTGCGGCAAGAAACGCAGGTTATTTAGCTGATGATCAAGTCTTTATATGTGATAGTGACAGTGGCAATAGAAACTTTGACAATGACAACAACTTCAACACATCCAACGGAAGATTCACAGCACCAGTTGACGGTAGGTATTTCTTCGCATGGGCTGTAATGACACATGATTCAGGCGGAGTAGTTCAGGCTTGGCTTGCATTCAGAAAAAATGGAAGCATTACCCAGTATTACTTACAGCATAAGACTGGCGCATATCACACTTTATTTAATGCGACTATAGCTATAGACTTAGATGCGAATGATTATATTGAACCTTATGTTGGCGAATCAGGAACATCCCCAGGTTGGATGGGTTCTCAAGCCGAATATAACAATTTCTCAGGATATTTGATAGGATAGGATTATGGACTACACAATTACATTGACCGATACGGAAAAGAAAGCAATAGAAACAGTCACAGCCGATGTTACTGAGTGGATTTCAAACGCCACTAAAGAAAGAGCAAGGAGAGCTAAAGATTTAATAATTAAGGATTTAGTAGCGCATTGCAATGCAAATGGCATTGCTTTAACCACGGGTGAAGCTGCCCAAGTGCAACAAGCATATGACCTTAAAGTATGCGAAGCTTGCAAAGACGCTGACTTGCCGTTATAAACCGATCACATATGCTATGATGTATATATCATAGGACAGGAGATTCAATGAACGCCATATGGCAACTTTGGGCAAACGCCTTATCAAACGAACTTTGCGATAAAATAATAAAAGAATGTGAATACTATGATCCGCAAGACGCAACTGTTGGCACGGTAGCACAATCAAACAAAGAGCAAGTTAGAAAATCCACGGTCAGATGGATTGATCCAAAAGACAAGAATTCTAAGTTTATAGCTCATCTCTTAATGGACTATGCCGTACAAGCAAATAGAAATGCTTTTGGTGTAGACATAAACCAATTACACGAAATTCAATACACAATATATGACGGATCCCAAGGGGACTTCTACGAGTATCACTTTGACACCTTTTGGTCTAACCCAAGACTAACAGATAGGAAGATAAGCATAACCGTGCAGCTATCAGATCCGAGTGAATATGAGGGCGGAGAATTCCTTTTTGACGAACAATACAACCAACCGCCACAACAAGAACTGCAGAAGAAGGGGACAGTGCTTGTTTTCCCTTCACCTATAAGGCATTGTGTTAAACCAGTAACTAAAGGCATTAGAAAAAGTCTAGTGGCATGGATTGAGGGTCCAAAATGGAGATGAAAACATTTATAGAGATAGGAACTTGCGATTTTGATACCAACCTACCATTAATAGAAAGTGGTGAATGGACAGGGATAATGTGTGAACCTGCACCAACCTACTACAAAAACCTTGAGAATATATGCAGCAATATAAAGAATAGGGAGAATCTATTTTTGCAGAACATTGCAATTACTGATTATTCAGGTCATGTATCGTTCGCCGAGGTTAAAGAAACTGACATACCTGATAACTTATGGCAAAGAGGTATTTCAAGTATAGTGGCGAATCATCACAAGGGAGAAAGACTCTTTGACCTTGAAGGAAACAAAAACTTAATTCATCAAACTATAGATGTGCCATGCAAGACCCTAGATGATTTAATTATTCAATACGAATTAGATTCTATTGATTACCTTAAGATAGATACCGAGGGACATGAAATGAACATCCTTGATTCTTACACATGGCAAGTAAAGCCGACAATTATAAAGCTAGAGCATACGCACATTGACGATCAGTACATAAGCGGATTACTTAAAGAAAAAGGCTACATAGTTTATACAGAGCAAAGAGACATTTACGCCATTGCATGAAAAAACTTGTTATATCTTTGCTCAAAAGAGCAGATAGGAAGTCAGCATTTCAACGAAACAATCTACTAGATTTTGAATATATAAAAGCTATAGATGGCGACACAAATATATTTAGAGATATACGCTCAAGAGATAACTGGATAGATCCTTTCAGAAATAGACCTTTGCAACAAAACGAGGTTGCTTGTTTTTTATCACACATCAAGGCATGGAAAAGGTGCATTGAGTTAAATCAACCAGTCATTGTTATGGAAGATGATGCTTTAATTAATGAGCAGTGGAATGAAGATCTATATAAACAATTAATTAGTAAACATGACTTTGTTTATCTGCAACGCAATGAGAATGAACCACATAGAGTTGTATCAATAGACGAACACATAGAAAAGCCTGCTTATCCATACAATATGACTGCATACTGCATCAAACCTATTACTGCAAAGAATTTCATACATAAGGTAAATTATAAAGACTTTATACCTGTGGATGAGTTCTTGCCTGAAATGATAAAACTAAACATATTTGATGTTGTCGCATTGAAACAAGATGCTTGTAATCAAATAAATAGAGATCTATCTCATTCTGATATAGAAAATAGTAAAGCCTTTAGACCTTACAAAGTTCATGCGGTTACATGCGGATCTGACAGAAAAAAATGCACTTATGTAAATACAAGCGCAAGAAAATACGGTATTGATATTGTGAATGTAGGTAACAATATTGAGTGGCAGGGTACAGATATGTCAGCTTTAGGTGGTGGCATGAAGATAAACTTAATGAAAGATTATATAAAAGATTTGTATGATGATGATATTGTATTATTCACGGATGCTTATGATGTTTTCTATGCAGACGATCTTGAGACAATCACAGAAAGATTTTTAGAGTTTAATGAAGAAGTAATTTTTAGCGGCGAGCTTTATTGCTACCCACATGACCATCTTGCATCAGAGTTTCCCGACGCACACACAAGGTTCAAATATATAAACAGTGGAACTTATATAGGCAGAGTTAGAGAACTAAAAAAATTATATAACTACAAGCAGATTGAGCATTGGGACGATGATCAACTCTATGTGCATGAATGTTTTTTGTACGGAGACTTTGATATAGCAATAGATTATGAGTGTTATATATTTCAAACGCATTTTGAAGGCACGATTAAACTTGGAGAACAGTTAAACAACCCTGAAACTCATTGCTGCTCCTGCATATATCATGGTAACGGAGGGGTAAGCTCGCAAGAAAAGTTTTTAAGCCTTTACAACGCATTTAACAAGCCCTCAAGCGCATATTTTATACCTCACAACAAGGTAGATTATCTTGGTGAAGATATGTTGGTCGTAGATTTTATGACACAAGAACAGTGCGAGAGATTAATTGAACTAGCAGACAAGAATGGCGGTTGGGGATCTTTGTCATATGATAAGTTTCCTGCACAAGAGATCCGCGTACAAGAATTGGGATTATGGCAAGAACTGGAAAAGGCATGGCAGGATTACATTGTCCCAACTGTAGAAAGGTATTGGCAACCACTTGAGATGTACGGACTCAGAGATGGTTTTGTAATGCGGTATTCACTAGAAACACAAACAAATTTAAACCTGCATCACGATGCTAGCTTAGTCACAGGTTCAATAAAATTAAATGATGATTATGTAGGTGCAGATCTTATCTATCCACGACAAGGAATTACAAACAAAGATATACCAGTAGGAAAATGTATTTTATTTCCCGCACAAGTAACACATGGGCATGAATGCTTGCCATTAGTAAGCGGTATCAAATATAGTTTTACGATATGGTCAAAAAGGTTTCCTGCTGATACAATCTAAAATACTGGTTAATTTTAGGAGTAAAAAAACATGGCAGAAGCTAACGAACCAATTTTAAAAATAACGGAAGATGGCGTAGAGCATCAATATAAAGTTGCCGAAATGAGTGATGAGATAAAGGTTTTATATAACAAATTATCTGAACTCCAACTACAACATAAAAAAATTGTAGAAGCATCACAAGATAATTTAGTCTTACAACAACATTACATTGACCAAATCAAACCACTTCTTCCTAAACAAGAAGAAGCCAATGACAACGATAACTCGGAAAGCAAAAAAGGCTGATATAAGTGCATTAGAGTTGCATGAGCAGATTTGTGCAATTCGCTATGAGAACCTTGAAAAAAGACTAGAATCAGGTTCAGCTAGATTCATACGCATGGAAGCTATGATATGGGGACTGTATGCAGTTATTGTCGGATCTTACTTTATTCAATAGGTGTAAAAATGGCAGGACTCAAAGTTAAAACAGAACCCACACAAGAACCAGTTACGCTACAAGAAGTAAAAGAATATCTCAGAGTAGACGATGCGACTGACGAAAGGGTTATAAGACCTTACATTGAAAGCGCAAGAAGATTTTGTGAAGAACATACAGGCAGAGCCTTAATGACACAAACATTGACGCTTTTTCTAGATGCTTTTGAAGATATAGATAATCCATTATGGGAAGGTACAAGAACTGGTCCTTATCTTAACTATTATAAAAACTATGTAGTGCTACCAAGATCACCAGTAGTCTCCGTAACGCATGTCAAAACCTATGATGATGCAGATACAGCTACTACCTTAGCGGCTTCTAAATACTATTTAGATAGCGCAAGAGAACCGTCAAGAATAGTAATGAGAACAGGAGAGTCATTTCCGTCAGCATTGCGTGTTGCTAATGCCATTGAAGTAGAATATATAACAGGATATACAACACAATATAATGTACCTGAACCCATGCGACTAGGCATACTCCAACACATAGCCTATCTCTATGAACACAGAGGTGATATGTATGATGCGTCGTTGCCTTACCCCCCAATGTTGCGGTCATTGTACGCACCTTATGTCATTCATAAAGGCATGGGTTCTTCCGCATTAATGAGCATCGGTTAGCATGTCCAATAGTATTGGCAAGATGCGATATAAGATAAAGGTTGAGACTGCAACTAACACTGTTGACGCAGGCGGCGGTATATCACAAAACTTTAATTCTGTAGCATTTATATATGCAAACATAGTTCCAAAGAATGCAAACAGCAGCTACAGGCAAGGCATTTTGCAAGAGAAGGTCACGCACGAAATAACAATCAGATACAGGAAAGATATTGATACGAATGCCAAAATAACATATGAAGATAGATCCTTTGCGGTAAATGGTATTGTCAATGTAGATGAAAGGGATAGGTTTCTAAGACTTCTTTGTGAAGAAGGGGTTGCTGTATGACATTTAAAAATATAGAAGCTTTCAAAAAAAGATTAAACAAAAGACTAGAAACTAAAGCGCACAGCAATGCAAAAGCTGCGGTGACAAGATCTACAATGTTAGTAGAGAACTTTGCAAAAAAGAGTATCTTAGCGGGAGGAAACGGCACGACAGTGCAAAAATATGACCCAAGCAGAACTCACACACAATCAAAACCCCTTTCCCCGCCTGCTAGTGATACAGGATTCTTAGTGAGTCAAATAACAATGAATGTTGACGTAAAAACAAACGGTAGCGTAGTAGGTCAAATAATATCTGCTGCACCTTATTCAAAACCTTTAGAGTTTGGCACTGTCAATATGCAACCAAGACCGTTTATGCAGCCTGCATTAAAAAAAAATAAATCGCAAATATTGGCTATATTTAAGAAAGAGGGAGTTATTAGGTGAGCATAGGTCAGTTTCAATTACAGTCAGCCATATATGCAGCTTTAAATGTTTCTGCAATCACATCAACGCTTTCGTGTGGGGTGCATGATGAGGTCGTGCAAGGTAATTCTTACCCTTTTATAGCACTAGGAGAAGAAACAGCCTTAGATTACAGCACAAACAATCTGGTAGGCGCTGACACAACAGTTAATATACATATTTGGTCTAGATATAAAGGATCTAAAGAAACAAAGGAAATAATGGACAAGGTTCACGATTTATTGCATGATGTAAACTTAACTGTCACTGGTATAAATCTTATAAATTTAAGATTTGAATTTAGCGACGTAATGAGAGATCCTGATGGGATAACTCGGCACGGTGTCATGAGATTTCGTGCAATTACACTAGGTACTTGATTAACTACCAAGAACCGAAGTAATAAGGTGGCAGATGCCGTTTTTTTAATTAGAGGAATAAATACCCTCTTTATTTAGGAGAAGAATATGGCAGCACAAAAAGGCAGTGCAATGCTAATGAAAGTGGGTAACGCAGGTTCACCTGAAACTTTTGCAACAATAGCAGGGCTGAGATCAACAAGTCTCACAATTAATAACGAATCAGTAGATGTAACCAACAAAGATAGTTCAGGTAAAAGAACTATGTTGACAGCAGCAGGGGTTCAATCAATCAGTGTTTCAGGTAGTGGCGTATTCACAGACGGTGCATCAGAAACAACTGTCAAAACAAACGCTTTAGCAGATAGTCAAAACAATTATCAGTTCTTAGTTCCTGACTTTGGTACTTTCACGGGTGCTTTCCAAATTACCAGTTTAGAGTATGCAGGCGAGTTCAATGGGGAAGTTACTTACAGTATGTCCTTTGAATCATCAGGCGCTATAACATTCGCAACAGTCTAAGACTATGGCTTGGGAACAAGTAAAAGTCAAAGCCACAAAAGGTTCTATTGTCGGTATGATTAAGGGCGATCAATTAGATATACCTAATATGCCTATCGGTAAAACCGTAAATGTTGATGGCAAAGATATTGAAGTCAAATCATCTAAACTAGATGAGAGAGATGGTATTTTAAAAATAACACTTGCAATGGCAAGTACAAAAAAGGAGAAGTCAGATGACAAACCCACTAAAGGGACAGATTGAAATAACATTAGGTTCTAATACCTATAAATGTAGACTTACAATGAACGCAATCATGGAAATAGAAGATTCATGTAATTGTGGAATTATAAAATTGGCACAAAAAATGTCCGAAGCTGACATAAGAATGTCTGAAATAGTAAATGTTTTACATCCCGCAATTCGTGGTGGTGGCAATAATATTACTAGAAATGACACGATTAATATTGTACAAGAAGCAGGTATTATAAATTCAACAACAGCCGTTGCTGACTTACTTGCCAAATCTCTAACTGATGATTCAGAGGAAGAAGCAGACGAGGGAAAGCCGCCAACAGAGAGTTAGCAAATGATTCTCTGCCAATTAAAAGATTTTTTACAGTTTGTGTTGGCATGATAGGTATGAGTATCAAAGATTTTTGGGATGCTAGCCCTATAGAAATATATATGACTATAGATGGGTTCTCAGAATTCAATGGCTCAAATCAAAAAGAAAAACCCTTAGATAGAAATGAACTAAATGAACTTATGGAGTTATACCCTGACTAATGGCTACCACAGTTGATCAATTAATAGTAGAAATTAAAGCAGAGACAGCAGGACTGAGAAAAGGTCTTGACGGTGTTAATAAGAAGTTAGGCATGGCTAACAAGACTGCAAAATCTTCTATGGTAAATTTTGGGAATCTTGCAAAGGTTTTTGCCACAATCGGCATAGCAAAACTTGGCAGTAATGTAGTAAGCACAACAAGGACTTTTGAGGATCTTAACGCTACATTAAGAGCGATTACTGGAAGTGCTGCGGCGGCGGATGCTTCATTTGCAATGATTCGTCAGTTTACTTCAACGACAACCTTCCAATTAGAAAATGTCACAGAAGGATTTATAACTTTATTCAACGCAGGCATTGCGCCAACTGCAGAAAGACTGACTAACTTTGGTAATGTTGCTGCAGCATTCAACAAAGATATTACACAAATAACAAGAGCGATTTTTAACGCCACTACTGGTGAAATGGAGATGTTGAAACAGTTTGGTATAAAAGCTAAACAAAATACAGATTCTATTGATGTTACTTTTGCAGGTGCAACAAAGCGTATTGATAAAACATCAGATGCAATTGTTGAGTTTGTTGAAGAAATA